ATAACCCATACGATGCAGAACGTAACATGACTAATCATCCTCCTGCAAGTGAAGTTGTTGTGGAGAGGTATGAACAACTTAGAGAAGATTTTAAAGAGTTAGCTCAATATATTGATCAGATTTGTCCTGCATCAAGAGAAAAGTCTTTAGCTTTTACTTATTTGGAGCAGGCTTTAATGTGGGCTGTTGCTTCAATTGCTAGGGATGGTCATTAATTTATTATGGCAAGAAAAGCCAAAACCCTTTCGACAATTGAAATTCAAACAGCTTTAACGGGTGCGTTAAGGCGAGTAGCTTTACGTCCTACAATTGCTGGTTATCGGGCTCAGGAACATCAAATTCCTTTTCATGAGTCTAAGTCAAAGGGCAGGCTTTTAATTGGTGGTAACAGATCAGGTAAAACTGTCTCGGGTGGGGCAGAATTAACTATGTGGTTAACTGGTAAGCATATTTCCGGTTGCAAATTCCCTCCCCCTATTAGGGGGAGGGCAATCGGAGTGGACTTTGATAATGGAATTAATAAAATTATTCTTCCAGAAATTGCTAAATGGATGCCTCCCTCGGCTCTAATTAATGGATCATGGGATGATTCTTACCATAAGTCAATGAAAACTTTAACTTTGACTAATGGTTCACAAGTCGAATTTATGTCCTATGACCAGGACGTAGATAAGTTTTCTGGTACTTCTCGCCATTGTGTTTGGTTTGATGAAGAACCTCCAGAAGAAATTTTCAATGAGAATATGGCTCGTCTAGTTGACACTGGTGGAAACTGGTGGTTAACTATGACACCCCTTATTGACATGTCTTGGACTTACGATAATCTTTATCTTAAGGGTAAGAATGGTGATCCAAACATTGAAGTCTTTGAAGTTTCTACTCTACAGAATGAATATGTTAATGCTTCTGAAATGGAAATCCTCTTTGGTAACCTAAAAGAGGATGAAAAGAAAGCAAGAATGTATGGTACCTATATGCAACATTCAGGTACTATTTATGGTGAACATATGCACCCCCCTGTAGAGGGAAAAGTAGGTACGATAATTGATCCTATTGTAGACGGTCCTATGTGGGATATCTATAAAAGCAGGTGGGGTCATTTTTGTATGATGGATCATGGTCATGCTAACCCTACTTGTTTCTTATGGGGAGCATTTGATTCAGAAGGACGAATAGTTATCTACAAGGAGTATTATGAGAGAAAAAGAATTGTTGCTGAACACGCTCTTGCAATTAGAGGGATTAATGAACAACTTGGCTTTATACCATCGTATTATGTCGGAGACCCTTCTATTGGCAACACAGATGCTATTACGGGAACTTCTGTTCAGATTGAATATTCAGAGCATGGAATTCCAATCCTCTTAGGTAATAATGATGTAGGGGCAGGAATTGAAAGAGTTGCTTCAAGATTTAGATCTAAGATGTTATTCATAACTAGAGATTGTGAATATTTGATCTGGGAATTGAATCGTTATAGGTGGGGTAAGTATTCCTCTAAGAAAATTGCAGCTAGGTCTAATGAAAAAGAGCAACCTTTAAAGAAAGATGACCATGCCGTAGACGCATTAAGGTATGGAATTGTATCTAGACCTGCTCTTTATGGTGAAGATGAAGTTCAGGCTTACAGTAAATTAGGTGTAGAAAAGGCTATAGAACAAGGAATTCTGTTGATGCAGGTGTAAATGAATTAAGTTCTTACGATACAACGTTAGGAAGTGATTGGTAAATGGGACACGTTAGGGTTCATGAAACAGCTAATACTCTTGCTCACCCCAATAAATGTCACGACTGTGGCTATAATGGTGAGAACAGGTTTTTCTATGTAGATACAGGTATTAATACTGAGTGGGATGGATTTATTATTATCTGCTCAGAGTGTATGTTTAATCTTGTTAAACAAACTTATGGGTATGATCCTTTTAAACTTATTGATGAACTAAAAACTAGTAGAAATTTACTTAGAGAAGAAGTAAGATCCGATTTAGATGAACTTAATCAGGTTCGTCAGGGTCTGGCTATTCTAGGTTTAACTACGACTTCACTCATTAGACTAGCCGGATTTTTGAAAGAGGAAAATGATGGAGCAGTCAGAATTGATTCAGGAACAATTGACTTCCATTCAGAGCAGCTTGAAACACTTAGAGAAGGAGTACAACGAGCCCGTTCCGTCGAACAATTGGATGGAGAGCCTGATTCAGGTAATAACTCTTCAAGCGACGACTATAGCGAATCTCACCTCTCTTTTAAGTCAAGTATCCGCCTTTCCTAATTATTCTGATCTTCCTGTAGAGGATTTTAATTATGATGCTTCTGATGCCGGCGAAATTAGTAGATCTGGTAGAGAAATAACTATGAATCCTCTTGAATTGAATGATGAAGACGTTAATACTTTAACAGATTTGGGGGTGGATCTTGTCTGAAATAACCGGAGATACTGGTTTATCAAGGGAACCTCTAACTCTTGAAGCCATTCAAATGGACCATAAGGATAAGCAGCTTTTAGCTAAGTTGAATTCTTGGTTTGACAAGTGTTCTTCACAAAGACAAAATGAAGAGCAGCAGTGGTATCTTAATATGGCTTTTTATTTTGGGAAGCAATGGGTTACTTGGATTGGTGCTCAGGGTAATCCAGGTACTTTTAGATTACATGAACCCCCTGCCCCTGCTTGGAGAGTTCGTCTTACAATCAATAGAATTAAACCTATTATTCGTAATGAGCTCACTAAGTTAACTAAAGAAGAGCCTCAACCTTTTGTGATGCCAAACTCGGCTGATGAAAAGGATATCTCTGCTGCCAGGGCTGCCGAGTCTATTTTCGAATATTTAATGTTCGAGACTAAATTTAACCGCCACAGGAGAGCAGCTACTTTATGGGCTCTTTTAACGGGTACTGGGTTCTTTAAGACTTATTATGATCCCAATCAATTGGATAACAGTAAGATTCCTGGAAAAATGATTACAGAAGCTCCCAGCCCTTATCATATGTTCGTTCCTCTTCTACAGGAAGAGGAAATTGAGGTACAACCATATATTATTCAAGCTATGACAAAAGATAAGGGTTGGGTTAAGCAGAGATTCGGTAAGGAAGTTCAAGAGGATTCCGAAGTAGCAGGTGGAGCTTTTGAACAAAAGCTTCTTAATGTTTTAGGAATTAACAAGAATCTTATTGCCCATAAAATGTGTCATGTTAAAGAGATTTGGGTCAAGCCTTGTCATGAATACCCAAACGGCATGGTGGCTTGGTTTACTAAAGATACTCTTTTAGAAGTACTTGAAGGTTGGCCTTATACTCATGGCATGTATCCGTTTATTAAAATATCTCATATTCCTACGACTAAGTTTTATGGCGGTTCTGTTATTACTGACCTTATACCTCTCCAGAGAGAGTATAATAAATCGAGAAGCGCTATTATTGAATCTAAGAACAGAATGGCAAAACCTCAGCTTCTTGTAGCTCAAGGGTCTATTGATCCTAGAAAAGTTACATCTGAACCTGGTCAAATGATTCAATACAAGTTGGGTTTTCCCGTTCCTACACCTTTACCTTTACAACCGCTTCCTAACTATGTTATGCAGGAAATGGATTCTACTCTTAAGGATATGGATGATATCTCCGGACAATATGAAGTTACAAGGGGAAGAACTCCGCCAGGCGTTGAAGCAGCTTCAGCAATTGCCTATCTCCAAGAAGAGAATGATTCTAGGCTCCATCATACAGTGGCTTCTATCGAGGAAGCAGTACAAGACATAGGTCGTCAACTTTTAAGTTTGTGTGGACAATATTGGGATATTCCTAGACTAGTCAATGTTGTTGGAAAAACCGGATTACAAGAAGCCATGGAATTTAAAGGTTCTGATCTTAATGGTAATTATGATTTAAGAATTGAATCCGGTTCTATGGCACCTAGATCTAGAGCAGCTAGGCAGGCTTTTATTACAGAGCTTATGAAGATGCAAGTTATTGACCCAGCAAAGGGTATGCGGTATCTTCAAATGAGCGAAACTAATGCTATGTTCTCAGAAATGCAAGTTGATGTAAGACAAGTGCAAAGAGAGAATCTTAAACTTTCTGCTCAGCCAGAAGTTGATATGGAAACAGGAATACCTGCCCCTATTATGGTAGATATTAATCCGTTTGACGATCACATGGTGCATCTTTTAGAACATGAAAAGTTTATGAAGAGCCAAGAATATGAAATTTTACCTCCTGAAAATAAGGAAGCGTTTTTACAACATTGGATTGTCCATAAGGAACAAGCGATGGCTTTAATGGCCCCACCCCCTGGTGGTCAGCCTGTAGAGGAAGGAAATAGTCAACCGCAATGAGTGACTTTAATATAGGAGCCTTACCAGAATTAAATTTAAATACTGATTCTGAACCAATTGTTAGCGATGGCCAGCCTGTAGAGAGTCCTGATGAATCACTTCTTAATCCATTTCTTAGTGGAATTCCCGAAGCAGACCGAGACTTAGTTGGTAAGTATGTTAAGGATTGGGATGCTAATGTTACAAAGAAGTTTCAGGCTATTCATGAGAGCTATAAGCCATATAAAGAATTGGGGATGGAACCCGACAAGTTGGCGGAAGCTGTCAATATTTATAGGATTATAGATCAAGAGCCCGAAAGAGTATTAGAGATTCTACAGGAGATGTTAAAAGTGGAGAATGAAGAAATTGTAACACCCGAAATTATTCAGCCAGTAGTTCCAGAGTATGAAGGCTTACCTGAACCCTTTGTTCAGAAGTTTTCTCAGATGGAGACTGCTCTTGAACGGTTCAATAATTTTATTGAACTCCAGGAGCAGCAAAGAGTTGAAGCTGAGCAATTCCGGGAGCTTGACACGTTGCTTGAAAGGATGCATACTAAGCACGGAGACTTTGATGATGAGTATGTCATCGCTAAACTGGCCGCAGGTATGTCGCCAGAAGATTCAATTAGTTCTTATACTAAATTAGTGGAGAAGTTAACAGCCCCAAAGAGTTCTCCTGCACCTAGTTTATTAGGTGGTGCAGGTGGAGTTCCAACAGGCCAGGTTAATCCCAAAGAAATGACATCAGCCGAAACCCGCGATTTTATCGCAAGAGCCCTGGCTGCCAACAATTCTTGAAGGAGGATTAAATGCCTGGCGCAACCCTAGTCACTGTTAATGCTATTATGAAGGAAGTTTATGAGGGTCAGATTAATGACCAGCTTCAATCAGCTAGCATTACTTCAAAGCGTTTTGAAAAGTCTTCGGAAGGTGTTTTCGAAGATATGGTCGGTGGTAAGTATGTTACTTTCCCCGTTCGTCATACTCGTAACCACGGTATTTCTTATCGTCCAGAAGGTGGCCAAATGGCTGCTGCTGGACAACAGGGATATTCAGCCGCAACAGAAACTCTTAAGTATGGTTATCAGAGAGTTTACTTGACCGGTCAGGTTATGGAACTTGCAGAAAAGAATTACCAGGCTTTTGCTTCTGCCCTTGATCGGGAAATTAGTGGAGCTAAGTCCGACGTTGGTAGAGACGTTAACCGTATTACTTATGGTCACGTTGGTTCTACTGTTGCTACCGGTATTCTTTCAATTATTACTGCCAACTCTGCTGGTACTACTTTAACTGTAGCATCTGGTGATACGCAGTATATTGAAATTGGTATGGTTATTGATGTTTCAGCTGCTGGAACTCCTGTAGCTGGTGGAACTGCTGTTAAGGTTGTTTCTAAGACACTAACTACTATTGTGGTTGATGTAGCCGTTACTGGTGCAGTTATTGGTAATGTAGTTACTCGTACCGGTAACTATGCTAATGAGCCTATGGGTCTTTCCAGAATTATTGATTCTACTGGAAACGTTCACGGTCTTGACCCAGCAACTGCTCCGTATTGGGCTTCTTCGGAAGATGCTGCTACTACTACTCTTACTGAGCTTGCAATGATTCAGATGTCTGATAACATCTTTACCAATGCCGGTAAACGTCCTTCTGCTATCTTCTGTTCGTTTGGTGTTCGTAGGGCTTATTGGAATCTTCTTACTGCCTTGCGTAGATACAACGAGCCTAAGAACTGGACTGGTGGTCTAGTAGGCTTAGCATTCAATGATGGTGAGAAGGAAATTCCAGTTGTTTCTGATCCTGATTGTCCCTTCAAGCATATGTTCTATGTGAACGAGTCGGAATTCAAGATTTATAGAAGCAAGCCTTGGTATTGGGATGATACTTCTGGTAATGTCTTTAAGTGGGTTTCTGGTTTTGATGCTCACGAGGCTTATCTTAAGCAGTATTGGCAGCAAGGAACTCATCAGCGTAATGCTCATGGTAAGTTTACTAATCTTACCGAGTCATAAGCTTTAAAAGCTTTCAAGCGAAAGAGCCCAGTCCTTTATGGGCTGGGCTCTTTTCTTGTTCCGAGATATGGAGTTTTTATGCTGAGTGGTTCTGTTTCTGACCTACAACAAAAGTTTTATGGTGGCTATAAATCCAGAGGTTATGAACAGATTACTGGATTAGGAACTTTTAAAACTTTAACTATACCACCGAACGCCGGTGCTGCATTAATTCAAGCTACTGGACAACCTGTTCGTTATAGAGATGATCTAGTTTCTCCTACTGCATCTATTGGTATGCTTTTAGCTAATGGTGATTCTATGTGGTATACAGGAGATTTAGGTTCCCTTAGATTTATTGAAACTGTTGCAAGTGCCACAATCAATGTTCTTTATTATTCCTAGGAGTTATAGTGAGTCTTTCTAATTACTTGGAACAAAAGTTAGTTGATGTTGTTACGGAGAACGGTACGTTTACTTCTCCAGCTGATAGATATGTGAAGTTACATTTAGGCGACCCTGGTGAAGATTGTACTGCTAATGCAGCTGCTAATACAACTAGAGTAGTTGTTACTTTTGGAGCCTGGGCCGCTGGTGTAGCTAACGGTTTAGGCACTCCTGTAGCAGAATGGGTTTCTGTTCCTAACACTGAAACATATACTCATTTCTCTTTGTGGGATAACTTAACTGCTGGTAATCCTTTAGGTTCAGGGGCTTTAGGTGCTTCTGCTGCTGTTACTGCTGGACAAACGTTTCAATTAACGGCTCTTACATTTGCTATTGATTGATCCTCTTCTACTAAATAAGGGGATCTAATGGCAGTTACTTTATTTGCAGCAGGGGCCCTATTTGCTGCCGATACCGGCACAAGTATAACTCCAGTTATACCAGCTAACGATGCTAATAATGATATTGGCATTATGGTTGTTATGTGTAATGTTGGGTCTACATTTTCTACACCTACTAACTGGACTCAGTTTGGAACTTTAATTAACTCTGCTAACCAATCTACTAACTGGTTTTGGAAACGTCTTACTGGCTCAGATGGGAACCCCACATCTACTACATCTGCAACTGGGTCTTCGACCCAAGGTTTATATGGACGTATTTATGTTTTTAGAGGTTGCGTAACTTCTGGTACTCCTTTTGATACGGCAGCAATGGCTGGTACTCCTACCAGTAATACTACTCCTATAACTAGTGGTTATAATCCAGCTGGGACTGGTAGATTTATAGTTTCATTTGTTTTAGTAGATGATGATAATACTTGGTCTTCCGGTAACCCACCTACTTTGTGGGCTAGTTGTGGTTCTAGATTAGTTTCAACTGTCGGTGGAGATTGCATGTCAGATGCAATTTCTAGACAAGTAGCAACTACTAGTGCAGTAGCTTCTGTAACTATAGGTACTATGAGTGGGTCAGATTATTGGCGTACTCTTACTATAGGTTTTATTCCTGCTCCTGCAACTACTACAGGCTCAATTTCTGGTGTAGGAACTTTAACAGCTACTGGTAAAGTTATAGTACCTAGAACAGGATCTATTACTGGTACAGGAACTTTAACAGGTGAAGGGTCTGTCCCTTCTGGTGGCGGGGCAAGCGATGATTTTAATCGAACTGATAATGCTGATTTAGGAGCTAATTGGACTCCTGCTCATAACTCTTGCAAAATAGCTTCTAATAGAGTTTTAGCTAATACTGGCCCTGGTGTAGAATTTTGGAATGCCGATGCATTTAATGATGATCATTTTTCAGAGGTAACAGTTTATTTAAATAGTTCGGGATTTTTTACCGTAGGTCCAGCCTGTAGAGTTTCTACCACTAATGGTGGAACCTATTATTATGCTAGAGCTTGTACTGGTTGTGGTGATATTGAAATAGGAAAAAGATCTGATTTTTCTGGCCCAACTGGATTAGCTTCTGGTGGTTCTATATCTACTTCTCCCCCTGTTACTCCGTTTCAATTAAGGCTTGAAGTAGAAGGAAATGAACTAAGGGCATACGTTAATGATGTGTTAACGGTATCTCATACAGATACAAGTGATTTTATTCCTACCGGTACAAGAGCTGGAATTATAGCCCATACAACTTCCGCAGGAGAACTTGATAACTGGTCTGGCGGTAATTTAGGTGAAGCTCCTGTTACTGCTACGGGATCTATTTCTGGAACTGGATCTTTAACTGCAACCGGTAAAGTTATTGTATCCAGGACTGGATCGATTACTGGAACAAGTACTCTTTCTGCTACTGGTCTTAAGATAAGTCTTGGAACAGGTTCAATTGTTGGTACTGGAACGTTAACTGGTACTGGTAGAGTTGTAGTTGCATCTACTGGTTCTATTATTTCAACAGGAACGTTAACAGGTTCTGGTCTTATAATTTCCAGTAGAACTGGATCTTTAAATGGTGCAGGTGTTTTAACAGCTACAGGAAATGTTTTTACCCCTGGTGTTGGATTTACAGAAACTTGGGATTATCCGGATCAATCTGGTTTTGCTAGTATTGATCTTACTTGGACGATTAATACGGGCGGCGGTAAAATTATTAGTAATACTGCTCGTACGGAAGGTAGTACACTTAGAGCTAGAGCAGAGCATGATACTGGTTCTAATGACGTATATGCCGAAGCCGTACTTGTTCACGATGGAACAGAGAATTTTTTTGTTGGTGTCGGTGTTAGGGCTAATGCTTCGGATAAAGCTTTTTATACTTTGCAGCAGGGTAATGATTTACTTACTATTATCAGATATCAAGCTAGCGGGGCATTTGGTGCTACAATAGATTTTGTAGCGCATACTGATCCTGTAGGCCCGTTTACAATGTTGTTTACTGTAGTTGGATCGGTACTTACTGGTTATATAAATGGTATTCAAAAAATAACCTCTTCGGATGGTACAATTACAGTTGGAGAACGAGGAGGTATTGCTGGGTATTCTGAAACTGATGGTGGTGTTATTTGGGATGATTTTGTTACAGGAAAGGTCTCAGATTTACCACCTATTGCAGTTACTTCCATTGGTTCAATTTCTGGTACAAGTCTTTTAACAGCTACGAGTTTAACTTTAGATACAAGAACCGGTTCATTAGTTGGATCTGGTGTGTTAACTGCTACTGGTTTGATAGTAGTTAAGGGTACAGGTTCAATAAATGGAACTGGATTACTATTAGCGGTTGGTCATAAAATAAGTCTTAATACTGGATCTATTAATGCAGTAGCTATTTTAGCTGGTGAAGGTAATGCTTTCGGTATAGTTACTAGAACAGGTTCTTTAGTAGCTATTGGAACATTTGCAGGAAATGGTGTACCTTTATCACAAAGAACTGGATCAATTTCTAGCGCAGCTTTGTTAAATGCTACAGGTTCAATAGTCGCTGGGATAGTTCAACGATCTGGTGCAATATTCTCTACAGGAACCTTAACGGCCGAAGGATATATAATTGGTTCTGAGACAGACCCTGTTGTTCACCTAATAGGTATAAGTATGCAGAATTTAAGACCTATGTGTCATGTTAGAGGAACTATTATTAATCCTACTATTCGTATGGGAAATTAGATGGATCTTAACGTTGGTTTAAAAGAAACTGTTATGGTTGATGGGGCAGTTGTAGAAAAGGATGCTCTTCGCATAGCAGAAGCAGTTCAAAAAATTAACCCTAATTTAAAAGTTGTATGCCTTGATCCCGCCAAAGCTGGTATTAACGAGGCTCCTTTTATGGTAGTAGAATTATGTGTTGATGGAGTATGGAGACCAGTTTTTTCAGCTTGGCAGTTAGATCAAAGAATTTTAGATCGTATTCATATGGCTGATAGATTTGCTGGGAATGAAGCCTTAGCTTTAGTTGAAGAGGCCGAAGCTCTCTATTATAAACGTGAAGGTCAGAGGTTTAAGGAAGAACAAGATCAGAGAATTGATTTAGTAGCTTCCATTGTTAGGAGCCGCAAATCGTCTTTTACATTTAAGAATGAAGAAGGTGTTTGGGTTACTATCAATGAACACGGAAGGACTACGTATAAATAATGGATGTAGCAACAATTGCTAATAAGGTAAAGAGATCTGTAGGAGATTCTGGTGGAATCTTGATTAAAGATGCCGATATTTGGGGTTGGATTGATGAAGCCCAAATTGAGATTCTTAGGGTAACAGGAGCTTTAACTACGGAGGCTTCTATTCCTGCTGGCACTGTTCCTTGGAATATCCCAGCTACCTGGATCAAAACTAAAAGGGTTACCTATGATGGAAACCCTCTTAAGCTAATTGAACTAGAGGCTTTAGATTCTCTTAATATTAAACCGCCTGATGCCAAAGATACTCCAACTATGTATTATCACACGGCTTCTACTATTAGACTTTACCCAGAACCTAATGCTTCTGATACTAAGGCTTTAGTTATTTTTTATTCTTCGTTTGCAGCTACAATTACCAGTGCTGCTGTTCCTATTGCTGTTCCTCCCTCTAATCATGTAGATGTTCTTAATTATGTATTGATGAGAGCTTATGAAAAAAGCGGCAATAAGGATCAGTCTAGATTTTCAGATCAGTCCTTTGCTCAAAATCTTTCTCAAAGAGCCTTTGATACTTTTCAACCGGACGATAATTATCCAGTTATTCGTGATGATCCGAGGGATTTCTAATGGCTCTAGTTAAAATTCCTTTTGAAAAGGGAATCTTTTTTAGTCCTGAAACTTCGGCTATGGTACCGGAAGGTTTCTTTCCAGATATAGTAAATCTTACTCTTGATGAAGATAATGTTTTAAGAAAAAGATTTAATGTAGAACAAACTATTTATCAAACTAATACTTTAAATGCAGGGTCTTCTACTTTCTATGCTAGCGGTTATGACACCTCTTGTTATACTATTTTAGGAACAGGAACTAACTCTCTGGCTGCTGCTATTTGGTTTAATCTTAACGATAGCGGTGGGGCAAAAATAATTGCTGTTAATAAAGTATCCGGAGCTTCGGCAGATTCCGCTAGTTTTCCTTTTAACTATGCAGCTCCCTGTTTTACTGAATATAATTCTATTATTTATGCTTCTAACCTTACAACTGGGGTTAGAAAAATAACTGCTCTTAATTTTGGTACTTCGGCTATTACAGAAACTCTTGTAGCCGCTAGTCCTATTATGGCAGGGATTTTAACTTTTAAGAATAGACTTTTTGGTTGGAACGGTAATAGAGTTTATTATACTGATGTTCCTGCACCAGGAGGTTTGCCTGAAATATGGAATGTTAGTGCTAATTTCTTTGACATAGGTTCTTCACGTGGAACCCCTATTATTCACAATATCCTTCCTGTAGAGAATCGTTTATTCTTTTTTACGGATTCTGGCTTATTCTCAGTTCTTATTTCTGGTCCAGCTAATACCTGGGTACAAAAGTCTGTAGATGAATCAATTAGAGTCAGGGATAGGTATGCTTGTTTAGCCCATAAAAATATTATGTATTTTGTTGATGACCAATCTATATGGGCTACTAATGGGGTTGAGTTTACTGATATCGGTGGACCAGTTAAATCTCTTTTGGATGATATTTATAGTGTCAATATGCGTAGACGTTTTAGGTTGTTCCTATATAATAATAAACTAATTTTCCATGCTAGACTCAAAGACCTTACAAGTCCCGGTCCCACTACTTATACTTTTGTTTGTAGTATGGGTGTTTTTAAGTGGACTAGGATTTATTTTTCTTTAGATGCTACGAAAATTTTTTCGGATATTCATATGTCTATTAATGATATACGTACAAGGGCTTTTCCTGGGAGTCCAGAATCTCTTGTTATGTTATCATTTACAGATACCACGAGCTCTAATAGAGAAACTTTAAGAGTTTTTAGGTCTGAAAAGGGTGAAGGAAAAGACTGGGATTCAATACTTGGAAGTGCGGAAGAGTGGGGTATTCAATTTAACTTACCTCTTATGGATTTTGGTGATCCACTTCAATATAAGATATTAAATTTTATTCTTATAGAAGTAGAAAGTCCATTAATGCATACAGGTTCTTCGGCACCACAAACAACTACTTTCCAGGTTTCGTATTATGCTGATGAACAATCTTTAGGGCCTTTTAACGCTCAAGTTCAGTTTAATGTGTTGGGTCAATATAATAAAGGTATTGTTAGAATTGAGGGTCCTTCCGTAGCTTTTAAATGGATTAGAACTATGTTTTCTTGTTCTTTGCCTATGAATATTAAAGCTGTTTATATGGATTTTGAAAATATAGGTCTTATTGAACCTGCTGCTTATACGGCTCCTGGAGCTTAGATATGACTTTATTTGATACTAAAGGTAACCCTTTAACCTATGCTCAGCACTCTAACTTAGAGCATTCAATAGGAGAAGAAATACTTGCTCCTACTTTAATTCTTCCTACAGGGGCTACTTCTTCTTTGGGAGTTTCAGCTGTTCCAGCTAGAGAAGATCATGTTCATTCAAGTTTGGATGCAGTTAATTCAGTTTCAGGAATAATCTATAGAGATACTGTTATGGGTATTGCTCATAATACAGTAACTGTATTTGATTTTGAT